AGGTAGGAATTCATAGTGATCATACACTTCTGAGAACTTGCCACGGATCACTGCGGGCACATTCACTGGTTGTAGATACAGTTGTGCGATCATGCCTTGTGTGATGATGTCTCTGTCACCAATGCGATCGTAGATGATCCAAGGACCTGTTTGGCTTGAACTTTGGCCTGAACTGGTAAACACCAATTGACCACTCACTGTGCTGGCATTGTTGACACTGAGTGTGATCACTGTGCCAATGCCGCCTGTGCCCGAGATATTGGTAATTTGTGCTCCATTGCCAACACCTGTGCCTGTGACCAACATAGTGGTCGTGATGGTCTGTGCTGGAATGCTGGTCAGTGTGATGGTATTCTGTCCTGCGGTGCCTGTGGCCGTGGCAGTGGTCACAACTTGCTGGCCCTGTTTGAAAAACAGGATTGGTTTGTTCATGTCACCAGGAATAGGAATATGGCCATAAGCATCAGCAATGCCAATGTTTTCCACAGCATAAGGATCACTTCTAAGTGCTGGCAGTTCAATGTTACGCATGCTCATCTCTGCCATGAATATGCATTGCTTGATTTCTGTGTCGTTGGTGCTGCCTGTGAAATCTTTGACGAAATCAACTAAGGCATCAGCATCAGGTAGTATAAACATGGATTAGTGTCCCTTGAAATATCGTTGTTGACCCTTTTTGGTAGGGTAAGGCACTGTGACTGGAATAGGTAACTTGCCACCAGGATATGCTATGTATTCTGGGTATTCCTGTTCTACTACTCGGTAGAACTGTGCCTTGAGTGTTCTGTCGTGTTTGAGTGCATTCCAAGGAATACCATCAAAGTATTGATCACTGATGCGGATGCTGATCACATATGGTAATTCCATCCACTTATAAGTCAATTTACCATCTTCGCCAATGGGTGCTAAAGGATCTGGCACGCCCTGTTCTGCGGCATGCCTGTAGTTCTTTACACGCAGTTTAATTTCTTCTGTGTTTTGCTGTTCTCTTCGGATGTAGAACTGGCCATCTTCACGACCAGTTGTGGTAATGATGTTGCCGGATTTGTTGGTAGCAGTCCTGGTCCAATCGCCTTTCATGCTACGATAAAGGTCATTGTTTTGCAACAGGCGATCTGCTATGCCATTATGGCTAGTGACCATACCACCGTGATCTTGGCGGTAATAATCCCAGTTCTTTTCTGGGTCTGTGTTGTCTAGATAGTCTGGGTTGTCGTGATCATTCATGCGAGTATTTAGTCCTGATCCAGATAGTGGTCATAACGAAGGGCTCCTAAGAGCCCTTCGTGGGTCACGCAAATCCAGTTATGGATTAGGGTGTTACATCGCCTGCGCCAAAGTTGACACGGCTTACTGTTGCACTTGCTCGTGGTGTAGTAACCAATGAACCAGAGTTGGTGATGTTGTTCAACATCGCAACACCTGCTGGGTTACGCACGATCAATGTGCCTTCCATGATGAACTGGTCTAGAGAAGCATCAGAATTACTAAACACTTCGTTGTTGGGACCTAGGTCACGCAACGAACCCCACTGAACTACATCTTCGTTCAAGAAGTAGATGCTGTTGCTGACACCTGCTTGATCCATGATCCAAGAATCCATGATCTCGTAGGTGTAGTTGAAGTCGCCTTCGTAGGTCTGGATTGTGTCGCCTCTTTCAACATTACGACGGTTGATAGAAGTGTTAGAACTACCAATGTTGTCACTGATGATGGTTCTTAGTGAAGTAGGAGCAACCATGCAACGGATCTTGGCATTGTAACGCTGTTCTGCTGTGGTCACCAACTGCTTGTAAAGCACAGGACTGAACACTTGGTTAGTGAATGTGCCTGAGTAGTAGTAAGAACCGTTGGCATAGATACGCAATGCGTTAGAGATCTGTGTTGCTGAGTCAGTGTCTTCGTTGTTGAAGAATGTGTCCAAACCACTCACAGAACCTGAAGTAGTGTTGAAACTCATTGTGCCTGCGAACGAAGCCAATGAACCCATACGACGGCCTGTTTGGCCTGCTGGCAAGCCAGGGGCTGTGCCTGACTGACCAGCATACTTGGTGCCGATCTGGTCGTTACGAACCAATTGTAGTTCCACATCAAACATTAATTGAATTAATTGTTTAACTTCTTGGTAGGCAGCGGGATCTCCACCAGACTGCATCACTGCACGGGCTGTGCCAGTGGCAGCAATAACTGTTGAGAAGATCTGGGTGTAGTTACCCAAGTTGTAACGCTGATTGCTTTCAGCATTGGCTGAACTAACTGCGGCGCCTTCAAGTTGTGCTTGAACGGCTGGAGCACGGTAAATGTCATCAGTCCATAGTGGTAGAGTTGAGTTTACCTTGCGTTTTTTGCTCATACACATGTTGAGCACGGGAGTGTCATCTTTGACACGGTTGGATACATCTAGGTCTAAGTCTTTGACAACGATGTCTGAACCATATGCGGTTGTGCCGTTACCAATTTGACTTGTGGTGATTTGTGCCATTTTATTATTCCTTTAGTAAATGGTTTATCTTGAACCTCTACCTGCACGAATACTCTGTAATCGTTGAACAAGTAGGTCCTCGGCGGCTTTCTTGTCGCCTTTATTGGCTTGTTCACGAAGTTTGCTTAGGTCATCTCCACCACGGTTGTTGGGTGTAGAACTACCTTTGCGGCCAGTCAATTGAGCCATGCTAGAACCTGCTGATTTAGGTGTAGGCTTGTCACGATATCGCAATCCGTCTCTGATCAAACTCAGCAGATATTCATCACTGCTGACAAGATCAATGTTGGCAACACCTGGCACGATTTCACCACGAGCCTCGGGCCAAAGTTTAGCAACTTTTTCACGCACTTCATTGTAGACATATTCGTTTTTCAACTCTTTGTCTTGGAAATTCTTGCGTGAATATTCCAAACGCTCTGACACCTGTTGAGCACGAACTTGTCTGAACTGGTCTACTGCTGGACGCAATTTGGCAATCTGATTTTGTTGCTGGCGCATATACTGTTCGTTCTGAGCCATGCTTGCCTGGATCCTAGCGACCTGTGCAGGGTCTTGTGTTCTACTCAACTGTTGCTGGAAGGTTGCTTGATAACCTTGTGTTTTCACAATTTCATCATAGGCCTTTTGCAACTTTGGCTGTATCGTGAATTCCATTGCCAGTGCCAAACCTTCTTGGCGACTACGCACATCCTTCAAATACTCATCAAATTCAGCCTTTTCAATTTTCAATTGACGGGCTTCTTCGTGTATTGCTGATCCTTGACCTAGTATTGCGGCGGCTTTCTTAGCATCAATTATCACTTCTTGGCCATTCTTCATAAATTTGAATTTGGCGTTTGGGTTTGTTTCTGCAAACTCAATAAAGTCGATAAGTTCTTCTGCTGAGGAATCATTTCTGTCAGTGCTTACAGTTTCCTGGGCATCTGCTTCTTGATTGCCATCTACAATATCAATGTCACTGGTGTCAGTAACTTCTGGCTCAACATTTTCCGTTGTTGCCACAGGGCCGGATTCTGCTGCCGCATCGTCCTGACCTGTTGCAGTCTGTTCAGTTGCACGAAGTTGATTACGCACTGTCTGCTTTTGCATGGCGGTCATCTTAGATGCAATTGCGTCCAAACTTGGAACTGCGGGTGATTCAGTGCCCGTGCTACTAGAAGCATTAGGGGTGATCGTATCTGTCATTTTTTACCTTTTCTAGGGCCGATTAGGGTTACCTTGTGAGTTTATTTAGCCATTTGATCTGTCAAATTGAGTCTAAATTCTTTTCTGCAGCCAACATTTTGTTTTTCTTGAAGACTGCTCGTTTTAGGCTGTTGACAAAAGCATCAACACCTGATAATTGATTGGCCAGAGCCACACGCTCGGCGTTGGCTTCTGCTGAGTGTCCAGTGATGTTGACCAATGCATCATTGATTTCAAATCTAAAATGATGCACAAACATAGCCAAATCTCTATTGGCCACTAAATTTTCAGCCAAAGAACCATACTGCTTGACAGCATCTCGCTGAGCAGGAGTAAGGTTCTTGATATTGCTGGTATCTACGGTAAGCCTACGATTGTAGGCTTCTACTACTTCTTGATCAATCATTGCATTTCCTTTAGGTTATATCAACTGTAGACTTTGGGATCTCCCGCAGCCACAGCCATAAAGTCAAGTTGGCTTTCGGCATCAACTCCTTCAGTTTCGGCAGCAATCTGCTGAGCCTTGACTGTGTCAAGGTTGGCTTTGGCTAACCTTACTTTGTCTTCTGGGCTTGGTTCACGAGTCTTGGCTGCTTCTTCGGCTCGTTGAATCATTTGTGCCACTTCCTGATCACTTGGCAAATAGGTATCACTGTCTTTGACACCCACCACATATAGGGTATCAGCAAATGGTTTCTTGATTTTCTTATAAATTTCTGGGCTCAGTGTACCAGACTGGGCCATCTGTTGGACTGTTTGATACAGTTCTTGCTGACATTTTTGGATGATCTGTAATCTGCTGATGGCGTTTTCATCACTCATCATGCCCAATGCCAGTTCCATGTGAACTTGTTTGCGATCGCAGAAGTTCATGTCATCAAAGGCTTGATAATCTAAGAACACTGGTTGTTTGTCAGGATGAAATTCTTGTGCCAGTTTCTTCACACCATAGTCATCACCATACTGGATCAGAGTTCGCCATACCAAATACAAGGCTTCACGCAGGCCTTCGGCACTATTACGAACTGTGTTGTCTTGGATGATCTGATTGGGGCTTAGAGCCATCTGTAGTTTGATGCCTGAGTTACCAGGTGCCATCACTTCTGGATTGAACACATCTTGTGGAGTAGTCATACCAACCATAGACATAGTATCTTGTTGGATACGGTTCATGGCCACTTCAAGAAACTGTAAATTACCTGATGGAGGAGGCATTTGGTAAATGTCTTTGCTGGGATCAAATTTTGAGTCCAAGATAAAGATTGCTGATTCACCGTCTTGGATCATTTCAAAATCAACACGATCTGGTTTGACACCAATACGAGGAGTTGCTGTGAGCAGGCCTAACTGAATCTCAGCACGAGCCGCTGATGTTTTGTATTCCTGCATGGGAATCACCGATTCGCCAATGCTCATGCCATAAAAGTTGCCAGGCAAGGGTTTTGGACACATGTTGGCCACAGGAATGAATTCTACTTCACGGGCGGAAATAATATATGAACCTGAATAGATCAATTCAACAAGTTCTAGTTCACCATCACCATCAATGTCATATTTGTTCCATACTGTAACAATACTGACCTGGCGGCTATCGGGATCAGCACTTGCGGCACTTGAAACTGGAATACCCATCACAGGCACTGAGTCTCTGGCATGGATGGCCAAGTTGTTCAGTACTGAACCTGCTTGGTAAGCACCGTTCATGTTGTATTCAGCATGGCGTTCAAATTCTTCTAGGTTGTCACTGATGCTGGGATACAAGTCTGTGGCTTCCTGGATGGTCATTGGATCATAGTAGCCGCAGAAAGGTTGGTCACGCATCTGTGGCACTGTGGGATCACAGATCCAATAATGTTGTGCGATGGGATGGAATCTGATGTTGATGTTGTAGCCAGTGAGTTTGTATTTGGCTTTGTAAATTGTGTTTCTAGCAATGCTTTGGTTGATGATAGATTCTTCATCGGCAGCCTGTGCTGTTTCAGGCATGACAAGGTCTTGATCTTCAGGTAAACTACGCAGGCTTTCAATCTGTTGATTGACCATTGTTTCTGCTTGTTCTGCCTGCATCTGACCCAACAACTGAGTAGATTCAGCCATCACACGATCCATCTCTACCCTGCTACGGCGTTTGTTTTGACGAAGTGCAGTTAGTCCTGAATCTGCGGCCTGTAGTTCAAATGCTTTTAGTTGATCATTGGTTCCTTCAATTTCCACATAACGAGTGATAGGTTCACGGATAGGTTTGATCATCATCATGCCATTTTTATGCATGGCAGCATCCATGACCCAGCGTTCTAGTGTAAAGTGCGGATCATTCATTTGGTTTACTACTTTAGAAACCATGTTTGTGGCCTGGCGAGCCGCAGTTTCATCTTCAGTACCATCTGCCACGAACTCAAAATTGATTTCGCCACTAGGCAGTAGGCCTTTGGTGATCACTGCTGTGGCATAATCTACCACTGGCTTTACTGAGGGATGGATGTAGTCAATGCCATTTACAGGTGCTGTGGAATCTGTCACAGCCAAGCACAAATAGTGATAATCTGTGGCTCTGTTCACAGCATTTTTGGTGCCCAAGTATCGCAGATAAGATGCCATCTTTACATCCATTTGATTTTTCATACGGACAAAAGTGGCGTTTTGTTTTATGTTTTGATTTATATCTTGGACTGGTGTATTTTTTATATCAAGCATCTACTGGATCCTTTGTTAGATCGTTTATTTAGTATCGTTTGATTTTTGGTCTTTAGAACGCTCTACGATGTCGTAGAACCAGTCACTGCCGGCTGACCATTTGCGTGTGCCGTCCACAGTCCATAAGTGCCGTGCGGCTTGGAAATCTGGGCGTTTGATTTCCATGGGCACCAGGCTTTGATCATACCATTGGCATCTGTTGTTGGGCTGAATGGCAAACTGCCCATTTTCTAGTTTGATAAAGTTGAAACTCTTGTGTTCTTCAGCAACTTCAGTGAAACCTGTGTCTATGTCCTGGCCGTCAGCACAAAAATCTACTGTGAACATGTATTGTCCGTGATAACACTCACGATCTTTGCCCATAAACTTGACACCTAGATTACGCAGGCCAATTTTTTCAACGATGGTAAAACGATAGCCCATGCAGTCCCATAACTGCAATTGATCAATAGGCAAGGTTCCTGTGTGATCAGTTCGCCACACATAAGCATGTATAGGCAGTTTATCATACAAGGCTCCATAGTTGGGCAACAGACTTTCAATTCTAAACACTTGTCCTCTAAGTGCTTTGAGACTGACCCAGATAGCAGGTTCTAGTTCTCCGTGACCTCGTTCAAAGTTGTAGAGGAATTCTCGTTTGACAAAACATTTCACGGGTGGTAAACTAGCAACGATGTAACTCATATAAATTCTCCTGGAGTGATGATCTTGGGTTGAGCAAGTTCTGCACTCAATGCACAGGCTTGACACATGTGATCTTCAGCATCAAGTCCTGAATCACCATCTTCTATCACTTGGTTTGGACGGGCATCTAAGCCATAGGCAGCAAATGGTACATCTGCTGTTTTCAGCATGGTGATCATGGATTCTAAGTGCCTAGGGCAAAGCAAAACAGGGGCGCCTCCTTCACCAACTACAATAAGGTTGGTGGCTAGGCTGGGTTGTGTGTTTTTTTCCATTGTGGTTTATTCATTTCTTCTCGAGGTTTTACATATCTATCTCTTTGGGCTCGCATGCGTTCGGCTGGAGTTTTATTATCCCAAGGTTCTGCAATTCCTTGCAGGCAAGCAAGCAAAGCATAACGGCATGAGTCAATGCAGTCATCTGGGTCACTGAATCTGCCTTGTTGATCCACATAATAATTCTGTGCTTCACTGAGAAACTGTTGGCAGTTGGCATTGACCATCAATGAGCCAATTTCCAACATTTGACGCATCTGGTTGATACCATAACTCTTGTGATTAGTTATGCGTCCTTCTGAGTCAGGTGGATTCATTATAGGCTTATGGTAAACATTGAGTTCATAACTTTCAAACAATTCTCTGATGCTGTTGGCACTCATGGTGTATCTGCCAGGAGTGCTAGCATCAGCAGGTAACACGATAGGAGTGCCAAACACTTCAGGACGAAGTAAATGATTGATATACTGACTGGGCACAGCCTCTTCCACGCCTTGCACAACAATTTGTTTGTGTAGATATGCCACTCGTTCATAAGGTTCCCAATACATTAGACTTATAACTGTTTTGTCATTGACCAAACCCAAATCAAGTGCGATCACTCGTTGTATGTTAGGCATACGGAAGAAGTCAATGTCTCCAGTGTTGTAAGTGGGCCAATTGGCGATCTGGAACACAGCACCTTTGCCCATAACAGGTCGACCAGCAATACGAGCCTCTCGTTCATGTGGCAAGTAATCACGCTCTAGTTGTCGGCGTGTTTCCATGAGCAAGAATGGTTGTCCCCAAGGGTCATACTCAGGCACATCATCCCAACTCACACGAATAAACTCATAGCCTTCTTCTTTGTTCCAGAACTTTGATACTAGACCGTTCAAACCTTTGAGTGGTGTGAATGAGCACAACACTTTACCTTGTGTGGTAGCAGTTCGTGTAACAATTTCTGAAAAGAAGTCATCTGGTGGTTGCTCGTCAAAAACTGCTAGGTCCAAACGAAAACCTTGCATCTGACGCACTTCCTGCGTGTAGTTGGCAAACAGCAAATAACTGTTGGCACCACTTGTATGTCTGATCTCTACACCAATACAGTTGGCACCATCATTACGCATGGTGTCTTGGATGATACAGTCTCTAGGTATGGCACCGGTGCCCAAGTTCTCTGTAATCTTGACATCTTGAGTACCCAACAATTCATTTTGTAGAACCAATGCCACCTGGCTCCAACCTTCACCTGCTACCATGCAAGTGATGGCGCCTGTAAATCTATGACCCTGCCACCAATCTGGATATTGGCCAGTGAGGTGCATGGCAGTTTCGTAACAGGTTGAAGTGGTCTTGCCTACTCGGTTGGCAGCAAGGATACCACGGCGTTCAGCAGAACCTGTGCTAAAAAATTCTCGTTGATGATCAAAGGGTCTAAAATATTTTAGACTATGGAACTGCATGTCATCAGCAGTGGCTATGACCAGATCCTGCAATTGATTTTGCAGATTACTAGGCCAACGCTGATATGTTTCAGGTGCTACACTGTTTTTATCTAAAACATAACGCAAAGCACGAGCCATAAGGACATCTGTGCCCAGCATGTCAGGATCCTGGTTGCGAGTCTAAGAATTCCTGTATGATGTCACGCAAAAACTCTAGATCATGTCGATCAAAATTGTAGTCAATTTCTGTGTCACCTAGGCCATCTTCATTGAGGCGGAATGTTAGATGGCATTGGTCATTGTTGTTCCAACCGCCTGTGACATCAAAATTTGATACTTCGTTGCTGGCTATGTTAGTCATGTACATTCTCCAGGGGATAAGCATGATTCAATTTGGCCAAATTATCC